ATGCGAGACGCTGCAAATAAACGATATCATAAGGAATAATATGGCCGGATGTAAAGCGCCCACTGTGATTGTTGGTGGAGTGACAATGTCAACAAGCGATGCCGAAAATGCCCAGGCATTATTAGAAGAACTCGGCGGCGATAACGGCGATCCAACATTCGACGAATACAATAGTAACATAGCCGGCGGCAATAATGCAAATGGTGCCAATGGTGTCCAGGTAGGTAATCCATCGACACAAACATCGTTGCCCGGGCCAAATACAACACCTCCATTTGCTTCCGATGACAAGGTTCCGCCATATATTCCAGGAAAAGATGTTGGTTGTCCACTTTCCTGGGACCCAACTGCACCAAATGCATATGATTATCAGTTGAGTCCTAATTTTAAAGTTAGAGATTTCAGCATCAATGCGTTCTTTCCTAATCAGGTTACAACATTCGCAGGTCTTGAGCCGAAAGATCGTGTTTGTAATCTAATGGCGTTAGCAGTTAATGTAGCGGAACCTCTTTTGGCTAAATTTGGTAAGTTTAGAATAAATTCTTCTATAAGAAATCAGGAAACTTGTCCCGGCCCTAATCATAGTCAACACACGCAAGGTATGGCTATGGATATACAATTTCCGGGATGGAGTCTCGATAAGTATTGGGAAATGGCACCGTGGATAAGGGATAATTTACCGTATGATCAAATGATATACGAGTATAGTGATAAGTCAGGATCTGTATGGTATCACCTAAGTTATAATCAGGCCGGTAATCGAAAACCCGGTGATCCGTTGAAAGTTATGACAATGTGGCATAATAAATATGACCATGGCGGGCTAAAAAGGTACGCATAGACACCGAAATAAATACCTATATAATTTTCTTGATAAATAACAGAAAGAGAATTATATGGCATCAAATCAGCGTGGGTTAGTTCAGAAAAACATCATAACAAGGAAACCCTACTTTGTTGGATTCAACACGGTAAACCAGCCCTCACCTCCGTATTCGATGACTAATATTAATTTAGTCAAGAGAGATATCCTGAATCAATTTGCTACACCACTGGGAACTAGACTAATGTTGCCGGGATTTGGTACAAACATTTATAGCTATTTGTTTGATCCGTTTGATGATTATACTAAAAATGCAATTATTGAAGATGCCGTAAGAGTTGTACAAGACGAACCGCGAGTAGAACTTGTATCTATTGATGTCTTCCAAAGTGACCAAGCATTAACTATTGCTATGGTATTATTATTTGTACCAGAATCTATTACTGATAGTTTATTTGCTACATTCTCGCTAACCGATAAGGAATCGTTCTAATGTCTGAAAGTATTCGCCAGTCAAATCTTTTCGCCTCAGAAGATTATAAGAAAGTCTTTCAGGCATATCAATTTATTGATTATACAGCCTATGACTTCGACACACTAAAGCAGGCAATGATTAATTATATTCAGATCTATTATCCTGAAGATTTTAACGATTATGTTGAAAGTTCTGAATTTATTGCAATCATCGAACTTATTGCATACTTCGGAACAAGTTTAGCATTTAGAACTGACTTAAATAGTCGCGAAAACTTTATTGATACAGCCGAACGTAGAGAAAGTATTATCCGTTTAGCTCAGATGGTTAATTATGTTCCAAGTAGAAATATTGCCGCAGCTGGATTATTTAAGGTTGCGTCTGTGCAAACAAATCAGCCACTTACTGATGCAAACGGTATTAATATTGGTTCTCGTTCGGTATATTGGAACGATCCCAATAATCCAGATTGGTTTGACCAATTTGTGCAAATTTGTAATGCTGCATTTAGCTCGCTAAATCCGTTCGGTCGTCCTACAAAGAGTGGTGTAATAGGAAATATTCCAACTGACCTATACCAGTTAAATAATGTTACAAGACAAAATGTTACATATCCGGCTATTATTACTATCAATAGTCAGCAGTATCCTATAGATATCTGTAATCCAGATTTTATATCTAATCAAACAATCTTTGAGAGGGATCCAGATCCTGATAACGCATTTAATTTCTTATACAGAAATGATAGTCTCGGTGTCGCATCTGCAAATACTGGGTTCTTTCTATACTTTAAGCAAGGCAATTTAATAAACACAGATACGAATTTTGATTTCCCTGTGCCAAATAGATTATTCCCGATTGATATTCAGAATATTAATCAAGATGACGTGTATGTTCAACAGACGGATCAGACAGGTACGGTTATAAACAAATGGCTTAAGGTGCCTGCACTCGCCGGGGAAAATATTATCTACAATAGTATTCAGTTTGCACAAAGAAATATTTTTGACGTATTATCTGGTGCTAATGATACTGTCACTATAAGATTTGCTGATGGTAATTTCGGTAATGTACCGACAGGATTATTTAGATTCTGGACTCGTATTAGTGCAAATCAAGCTCTTGTTATTAGACCAAATGATGCACAAGGTCTTCAGATCAATATTCCTTATATTGGAGTAGATCAGCAATCATATACATTGCAAGTTATTTTCAATTTAGAACAAACAATTGGTAATGCTGCTCCATCAGAAACTAATGATCAAATTAGATTGCGTGCTCCAGAAGTATTCTCAACGCAATCTCGTATGGTTAATGGTAGTGACTATAATGTTCTACCACTTATTTACGGTAATCAGATTACAAAGTTACAGGCAATAGCTAGAACATTTAGTGGAGATAGTCGTTATATCGACCTAAATGACCCAACTGGTTTCCATAAGGATTTAATTATATTCGGGCAAGATGGTGCATTATTTAGAGATAATCAAAACGTATTAACAGAAGTTATACAAGACTCATCTAACTCGGGAACAATTAATCAGATCCTTGTAAACACAATTCAGTCAATGTTGCAAGATCCTAAAGTTAATAAGTTCTTCTATGATGAATACGTGCCTCAATTCGAGTCTACGATTAGAGTTAATCCGCCAAACACCGGTAGATCATTACTGGATTTAGTGCCAACATTGGGTGATCCTTCGTCGCCACTATTCTGGCAGACAAGCCCTGCTAAATTTAAAAATACAACAGGGTTCTTTAGTGGAGCAGCGGGTTCTCCTACAGCCTTACCATTAGTAAATACACTCACACCAGATAATCTTCCAAACAGTGTGTATGAACCGTGGAACCTTATATCTGCAGGGGCAGTATTACAATTTGAATTACCAGGAGACTCAACTACACTGAACTCGGCAGGGGTGAATAGTGTTATTCAAAATGGTATTCCACAAATTGTTAATCCATTAAATCCATATGCTAATATCGGCCCGATAGAATTGGGTGTGAATGAACAAGTGAATTATCGCGCAGCAAAGGTGTATCCTGCTTTTAGAAATGTATTAAATTCTACAGAAATTAACGGTAATGGTGGGTCCGAACCTACAGGATTCTATGGAATTAACAACAGAATAAATGATGGACAATCATTCTGGATGTATTATGATTTATTAACAGACGAATGGCATACATTTGCGAATCCGGGAGCAGGCGTATCACAACCGTTTGAATATGCACCTGCCGATATTGATATAATAAGCGGGACTCCACAAATCTATTCAACAACTAATTGGACAACAACAACACAGGGTGGTCTATTATATATTTCTATTGTTCCTAATCTAGATACAACAGTAACATATGATCTAACGGCTAGAGGCCGAGTTTACGTTTTTGAATCATATAGAGATGTTAGATTCTATTGGGAACCAAATAAAGTTATTATCGATAATGCCTCTGGATTAGCATTGCAAGATTCTATTGAATTTATGCCCTTCATTAATACAAATGCTTCTATTGATAACAACTTACCGCCAGCGCCACCAATTAATGGTCTAACAGCATTTCTGAATGCTCAGGTTGATTTTAATATCTCCGGAGTATATATTCAGGACGATGGATATCTTGATAATGCCAAAGTGCAGATATCACTTGTTGATGTAAATGGTGATGGTATACCCGATGACCCAGGTGCATTTGACAGAATAGTTTCAACAACAGATAGAGTTGTGTTTGAATATTATACAGATGCTATATCCGGTTATCAAAGTACTCGTCCGTGGATTTCTAGGTGGAAAACTAATCTAGAAAATATATCTACACCATTATATGTTTATTTCCCTATGTTAACCCCGGGAAGTGATATAACAATTTACAGTTCACCATATATAGCAGATCAAATATTAACAGGTACAGATATTCTTAATCCTGGCGGCGTTAGTGGACTTAATTATGTATATATGGATTCTGTAGATTTACTATTCATTAATAATCTAGCACAACTTCATTATACAGATCCAATCGGCCACCCAGCACCATATGTTGTTAGTATTGCTAATCAATTAAGTTTATTTTTCAATAATACTAGCTCATCAACTGATGCAATTATATCTGCAATTTATCCTTGGTTGGCAGGAACATATACTCTAGTTAATAAATCAAGTACTTTAACAACATACTTCTTAAATAAGAGTTATCTAATACCTAATACTCCGGGATTTGGCGTATATTATACATTCGGGTTTGTGACTACATCTAATACAGGGTATATCACTGGCAGCGTAATAGAAGATGCACTAGATACAACTCATTATGATAAAAATGGTAAATCGTTTACTCAAAATACAACGGTACCTACGGCACAACAATTGCCGGTATACTTCAAATGGAGTCATTATTCCCCGATTGACCAACGAATAGACCCGGCAGCAACAAATATTATTGATATGCTTGTTATTACTAATAGTTTCTATACCGATATGATAAATTGGAGAAATAGTAATGGAACTGTTCTTACTTTACCTGCATCGCCAACAACAGAAGATCTTAGAATACAATTTCAGAACTTAGATCAATATAAAATGGTTAGCGATTCAATGATATGGAATTCGGGTGTATTTAGATTATTATTCGGCACACAGGCTGCACCAGAATTACAGGCAACTTTTAAAGTAGTAAAGGCAGCATCAACAAACATTAGCGATAATGAAGTTAAGACAATGGTTATAACTGCTATAGATCAATATTTTGATATCAGGAACTGGGATTTTGGTGAAAACTTCTTCTATACAGAACTTGCAGCATTCATACATCAGCAACTTTCTACAATTATTAGCACTGTTGTTATTGTGCCTAATAGTGCCAATTCGTTATTTGGTAACTTATTTGAAATTATAGCAAAACCTAACGAATTGTTTATGTCAACTGCAACAGTAAATAATGTGCAGATAGTGTCCGGTTTAACAGACCAAAATCTCCGAGTTTAAACTGTATATAATTTTCGTGATAAATACTGAAAAGAGATAGTCATGCACATGGCTATCTCGTACAACGGAAATCATAATGACTCAGTATATTAAAAAACTGCCGGCGGTATTTCAGACAGTAACTGAAACAAAATTCTTTGATGCTACATTTGATCAAATTTTCTCAAAGAGAGATAGTGATTTATTGGCAGGATATTTAGGACGTAGAGTAGCCGGAAATTATAATCCTGTTACTGATTTTTATCTTCCAGAACCTAATAAGAACAGAACATGGTGGCAACTAGAAGCAACAGCATACGCACAAGATGCTAGTAGCAATAAAACGAATATTTTCTTTTATGAAGACCTATTAGATAATATCGAATATTACGGTGGTAATATTCTTAATCAAGATAGACTATTTGAGTCTGAATATTATAGCTTCGGGCCTCCGATCGACTATGATATGTTTATTAACTACCAAAATTATTATTGGGTCGAGCAGGGATTAACTACAATCACTATTACTGGTGTAACCGGTGCCGATATTATTGGTAAACCATCATTTAATACAAATGATGTTTCGGGTGCCACACCTGCTAATTTAACTATTACAACTGGCATGTCCATTTCATTGGCTGATGACCCATTATATTCCGCTTCTCACACAGTTGAGAATATTGGTGGGTGCATAGGTATTCAATTAGTCCCGCAGTTTCCAGATTATACTCCGGGAACTATTTTTGAATTCTTACCCTGGGACGGATCTATACTACTATCTACTGGTAGAATTATAGATAATACGAACTGGGATGCATCTACATGGGATACTCAGACTCAGCCACTTGCAGGTGATTATATAACAATCGAGCGTGGATCTATTGATAGAAATGCGTGGTCTAGAACCAATAAATGGTTTCATATCGATGCAATCACCGCAACCATTGCTGCCACAACAACATCCTTCCCTGTAAATGCTACACGAGCATTAAGACCTATTATTCAATTTATAGCTGATCTAACTCTTTTCAAATCAGGTACACAATTCAGAGCCGATATTAATTACGGATTTGCAGATATATCAGCTAATGTACCAATCTTATTGGCCACCTATCAGGGCGTGCAGGCATCTATAGTTAATGCTGCCCTTGGAACTGATTTTGTAGGCGGGGAATTAGTCTGTTTCTTTAATGATAAAACAACATTTGGTGTATGGGATATATCGCGCTGGGAAACGCCACCTGGTTCTTGGGATGCCGGTAACGGAGTAATTAATGATTATATCTTTCAGACAAGCATATTACCGGGCGGACAAATTATTTTCTCGCCTTACACTGCTTGGTCAACACCTATACTCGAAGGCGATATTCTCTTTATTACAGAAGATGGTCCGTATAACTCTGCGTTAAGAGGGAGCACCTGGTACTATAGTTTAGGCACATGGCAAGAAGCACATAATGATAAGATATCTGTTAACCAACCACCAGAGTTTCAGTTGTATGATCATAGCGGAATAGGCCTCGATAATCCAGTAACTTATCCAGCAAGCACATTTAACGGAAGTAAGATATTCTCTTATAAAGTTGATACAACGCCGGGTGTAACAACAGACCCTGTCTTAGGATTCGGTATTATCTATACTGCTCTCGGCCAAGCATCCGACATTGTTTTTCAGAATAATCTTATTACTGACAGATATACATATCAAACTGCAGAATTACCTATTAATGGATACTACTATTATAAGGCAGTAACTGATCCTGTACTATATAACAATTGGAATTTATATCAGCCGTGCCCGTGTAATATTACTCCGACGCCTCCTGCAAATTGTTTAGAGACAAGTAAGCAACGAGTTATTGATAAATTTATAATCGGATATGGATCAGAGTTCCAATTTAAATTAAGTGTTACACCGTATGGTTACACATTTGGCGCGGGCGATATTCAACCAACAGCCGATCTATCTGTATCTGTAAATGGAAATCAAATTCAGAATAAAATTGGTGGATTTATATTTTCCGAAATTAACAATAGTGTGTATGTTGATTTAACTGCATATATCACTAATCTATTAACTACAACTCAAACACAAGCACCTGTTGTTGAAGTACAAACATATACTCAGGGATTATTAGATCCACTTGCACCGGGTTATTTTGCGATACCGCAACAGTTAGAAGCTAACCCAAATCAGTTAGAAATCTCTGAAATTAGTGGAAGTAATCTAACTGAACATTTTGCATCTATTATTGCAAATCAGATCGGTGAAATAGGTATTGCTTTTGGTGGCAATAATAATTATAGAGATACTAGAAAAAATAGATCTGTTGGCACCTATATATTACAGAATGTCGCACCTGTATTAAAGACGATGCTTGTATCATCGGAAGATGATCTTGATTTTATTGCAGGAGAAAGATTCAGTCAAGATGAATATACTAAATTTAAGAACAAGTATTTAAAGACTGCTCTACAACTTATTAATCAGGGATTTAACCCAGTTCAATACCATAATAACACTATTGTGGTTAGTGCATGGGTTGAAGAAATTCTAAAAGTTGTAAATATCTCAAATGAATTTTCAAACGCATTTGCATATTCTTACATGATTGCAAATGGTAGTGCATATTTAAATGAAACAAATAATGTTCCAGTGAGTGGGCTACTAACATTAACAAATTATATTGACTTATCTGATGCAAGAAATGCATTATATATCTATGATGTAACCGGACAAGAAACTTTACTTGTAATTGGTGAAGATTATGAGATTGTATCAATGAATCCAATTACTGTGCAATTTACTGCAAATGTTCCTGCTGGTAGTGCAGTAGTGGCCAATCTATATAAAAATCCTTTGCCGGCATATATTCCATCTACACCATCTAAGATCGGTGCATATCCTACATATCTACCTAGAATGGAATGGGATACATCTTATATAAATCCGACAAATGTTATCATTGGTCATGATGGCTCTAAGACAATTGCATATGGTGATTATAGAGATCAGCTTTTATTAGAACTAGAAAAAAGAATTTATAATCTAATACAATACAAATTTAGACATCAATATTATCTACCACTAAGAGTGGAATCAGTTAAGTCTGGATATTTTAGACAAACTCGCTATTCAAGGCAAGAATACCTTGGTGTAACAGAATCATACCTAAATAAGTGGGCATCTAAGAATCGTGCCAATTATCGTGCCAATGATTGGTATTCAGCGAGCCTAGATCCCGCAGTAGTACCGAGTTTTGTTCCGGGCTCTGGTAATATTTGGAAACTATATAATTACAGCTACGCAGTAAATGCAACGACACAGCCATTAAATCTACCAGGTAATTGGAAAGGTATTTTTCAATATTACTATGATACCATCTATCCAGATACTCGTCCTTGGGAGATGTTAGGATTTAGTGAACAACCGGTGTGGTGGGTTGATCAATATGGTACAGACTGGTCTTCTATCAATGCATTACTTTGGGCAGACTTAGAACACGGCATTATCCGCCAGGGACCTTGTGCTATCTATGATCCTGTAACTTTATTACCACAAGAGCAGCCTATGTGGGCAAGACCCGGACTATCAGCAATTATTCCTGTAGATGCTGCCGGAGAGATTATCCCCGCAATGACTATATTTGATATTGCTTTCTCTGGTAACTATTATGAGCCATTTGATCACTTTGATGCAGAATGGAAATATGGCGATGGTTCACCAGTTGAACAAGCTTGGATGTCAACATCTGCATATGCATTTAGTGTACAAGAATTCTTATTCCTGATGAGACCGGCACCATATGGAGAATTATTGTGGGACACAGTTGGCACAGAACTATCTTCTGGTATGATAACAGACCCATTAGTATTTTTTCCGGATCCTGTACCCGAATTACCAGTAATGTCAACTTCTAATTGGCAATTTGTACAAAATGATACATTTACGAGTGCTGATCCATTCTTTGCATGGATGCGTCCAAAAAATGCAGATCAAATTGTTCACGCCGAAACAGTCAATAATGTAGTGCAAATTAGATACGGATATCAACGCTGGATTAGTGATAGAATTCTTTTCTTAGGAAAAGATATTACCACCACATTTGGCCAAAAGGTTAGAACACTTGATGTAAATCTTGCGAATAAACTAGCAGGATTCACCAATAAAGACACAACTAATCTCTATATCGAGTCAGTCAGCCCTAACGCTACTACAACCAGTTTAATTATACCCTCGACTAATTTTCAGTGTATTCTTCATAAGAGTCCGGTAGTAGACACCTACTCATATAGCGGTGTCATTATTCGCGCACTAGCCGATGGCACATTTGCTGTCTATGGTTATGATTTATTGAATGCAGAATTTACAGTATTTGATCGTTCAGATGCCACATTGATAGATGTATCAATCGGTGGAACTCCTGCACCTTTCTTATATTTTACGGCAGGTGCTACATACAATCAGGGAGATATTGTTAGATACAATGGTGTATATTATGTAAGTCTAGTTACTCAGACAGTACAGAAATTTATATCAAAAGGTTATCAGAAATTAAAGAGCCTACCCATTATCGGCGGAGTCTCTGCAATCTATAAGCCGGCATCTTTAGCGACTATTACAAAAATTCCATACGGATCTATCTTAAAGACAGCACAAGAAGTATTTGATTTAATGATCGGTTATCAGGCATACCTAGAATCAAGAGGATGGCAATTTCAAGATGTAAACCAAGATACAAACATATTAAGCGATTGGTTATATTGTGCAAAACAATTCCTGTTCTGGATAAACACAAATTGGGCGCCTGATGCATCAATACAATTAAGCCCATTAGCAAATAGTGCAACACTTATTGTTTCTCGTGGATATCCTAACGATGTAGAATCGTTATCAAATGGTGTATACAGTATACTAGACAAATATGGTGTAGCTATTCCGCCTAATAATACTACAACTAATAGAGATGCTCGACTTATTACTGTTGAACCAACCACACTATCTTCGGGTGGCATATTTTATCTACAAGTTAACACATCTGAAACAGAACACATTATCATAATCGATAATACGACAAGTTTCAACGATACTGTTTATTCACCGTTATTGAGCGCAAGACAACAACGTCTACGATTCAACGGCTTTAGAAGCAATGGCTGGTACGGTAAAATGGAAGCACCTGGTTATCTTGTTATCAACAGTCAACTTGTTCCTAACTTTGATACAATCGTAGATAGTATGAGATATTTCTATGATCCAAATATTGTAATTGATAATCCGAGTCTTGAAGCGTTAGGTCATCATTTAATCGGCTACGAAAGTAAGAGTTACCTTGATAATCTTCAGGTAGCTAATAATATTCAATATCTA